AAGATCCAGACCAGATCAAGCAGGCGACCGAACAGGCCATCGCGGCGACGAAGCAATACGCGGAACTCCAGCGGCGAGCGCGGGAGTTGAGCCGCCGGATTCAGGAACTACGACAACGGACTCGTCCGGCCAAGAAGGCCACATCCAGCCGCAAGCGTCGTTTCGGCCTGATTGACCGCCTAGGCGCAGCCGCTGGCGCGCTCACGCAGAAGACCGTCAGCCCATCGACACCCGCCTACCAGAACACGCTTCAGGCCGCGAAGAAGCAGGCCATTGAAGCGGTCAAGTCATACGAATACGTCAGGGATCTGAATGACCAGCAGTTCAAGGCACTTGACGATTACGTCAAGGTTACGGCCAAGGCCATCGCCACGCTAAAGAGTGTGCAGGACATTCAGCGTTTGACGGCGGGCATCGTCCGCGCCACGACCTCGCGCAACCATGCTCGGCAGTACCTCAAAACCCCCTTCTCCCGCCCCGGCGCGAAGGTTCACAACGCCATCCGCGAGGGCAAGAAGGTGAGCGCGTCCGACGATGCCGTGGCGCGTAAGATCCGCAAGTTGATGGACGAAGGCAAGCCGCAGAAGCAAGCCGTTGCCATCGCGCTTGACCTTGAGCGTAGGGGCGAACTGTGAGCAAGAAGCGCGGTCAAAACCCCAACCCGTTGATGAACGGGCTGACACCGGACGAGCGGCCCCGCAAGCCACTCCCGGCCCCGGTTGACCGCGCACCGTCTGCACCCCTTGCTACCCCGGTCGAAGTCCAGCGGTCCTTCTTCACGACCGCCGACAAACTGCTCCGCAACAGCAGTTTGGCGTATCGCCTGAACCCGCAGTATCAGATGATGATGCGGGCGGATGCGGACATCGAAGGTGTCCTGCGGTCCCTGCAAGTCACGCTGGCTTCCCTTGAATGGGCAGTCATGGCCGACGATGACGAGAACCCCCGTCTAGTCGCGCTGGCCGAACGCATCGGGAAGATTTACGCAGCCATCCCCCGTCGTTCCGATTTCGTGCGAGCCATGCACGAAGCCGTGTGGTACGGCAACAGCGCAGCCAACGTGGTGTACGGGCGGCACGCGAACTTTGGCGTGTGCGTGAAGGAGTGGTATCCGTTCCACCCCGACACCCTCGCCTACGACCAGCGCGGCAACCTTGCCATGCGCGTCGGCTCGGACTACGGAGCGCACGGCCCGAACGAGCAGAACATCGGCTTCGATAGCCGCGTGCATATCTTCACGGAGGAGGAGCGGAAGTCGGTCATCCTCCACCGGGTGTTCGTGGCCGCGCCTGACTTCAACGACCCCAACAGCACCGAAAGCATCTACCGGGGCGTAGGTGCGCGTGATGTCTGTTGGTTTATGTGGCTGGCAAAGCAGGAGATCCTTCAGGACGCGATCACCTACGCGGAGCGGTACGCGATGGGCATTCGGGTGGGGTACTACCCGCTTGGGCAGGACGCGGGCCGCGCCATGATGGAGAACGTCCTAGCCAACCTGACCAACGACAACTCCGTGCTGCTCCCGCAGTCCGGTACGGAGAAGGTGTACGACATCGAAATCAAGGAACCGAACGCGGGCCGCGCCACGGTGTTCCTTGACCTTGTGAACTGGTTTAGCAGCAAGATCAAGGAAGCGATCCTCGGGCAGTCGCTTTCGAGCGAGGCAGGCAGCACCGGGCTGGGTTCAGGGGTGGCAAGTCTGCACGCCGATACTTTGTCCCGCATCATCCGCTACCACGCGGACGCGCTGGCCGACAGCCTCACGAACGACTTTGTGCGGGTGGTGGCGCGGATGCTGGGGGCGACGGAGGAGGAATCCACCGCCCTGCGCTTCCAGTTTGCCCCGGAGCGACCCGACCCGAAGGAGCGGTTGGAAGCCATTGAGAAGTTCGTGGCGATGGGTGGCCGGGTGTCCGAACGCGAGGTGCGCGACCTGCTCGGGCTGTCGCAGCCACAGGAGGACGAACCCATCCTCGGCTCCTCGCAGGCAGGCAGCAACCCGCTGGAAGCCATCCTCGGCAAGAACGGGACCGCCGCGCCGGAAGGCACGGAACCCGCCCCGGATGCCCCTGTGACGTTCACGATGAAGCGGTGGGTGTAACCCGTGGCAAAGCGCTCCGCGCCTATCGCGGACCTGCTCCGCGCCGTCTATGCGGACGGGGCGCAGGCGTACCGCCGTGCCATCGCAGCGCAGGTGGAGGACCGCGACCCGACCGCCGAATGGGACGCATGGGAAGCCGATACCGCCGCCCTGCTGTTCGCGTCGTGGGCGTTGGGGGCGCAATACAGTCTGCACGCCGCCGGGGTGAGCATCCCCAAGCCGACCGCCCCCGCCCGGTTCGACCGTGACATCCCCGACATCGGGGTGCGCTTCAAGGCAGGGCCAGCGCGGGAAGTCATCCGCAGATTTGCCGACCTGCTCCCGATCACCCGTGCGAAGTGGGATGCGCTCATCGACAACGCCTTCCAAGCCGCCGGGGAGTTGCGGAAGGACGAAGCCAATACCGCCCTGACCAAGATGATGGACCGCAGCCCGGACTTGGCGCGGCTGGTGCTTCCGGCGATGCTGGGCACCAAGCCCCCGCCCGTGCCGGGGCAGCAAGCCGCAACCCTGCCCGAAGGCGTACAGGTGCGCCGCACCCCCGGCGTGCAGGCGATTGCCCGTGGCGCGTTCTTCGTCACAGGCATGACGGCGAAGCAGGCTACGGAAGTCAAGTCCCTGCTGGCAAAGGTGATACGTGGCGATGTCACCCGGTCGGTGGCCGGGAAGCGGCTTGAACGGCTAGGGGTAGGCGACTTCGTGGAGCAGGCGACGCTGACCACGGGGACCGACCTGACGGCGGCACGGCTGGAAACGGTCTACCGCACCAACCTGAACCGGGCATCTTCGCAGGGGCAGTTGGACATCGTGCGCGACGAAAAGGTGCAGGCGTTCGTCCCGGTCATGCAGTTCAGCGCGACGAAGGACAACCGGACCCGCGACACGCACCGGGCGATGGACGGCTACGTGGCGACCGTTGCGCAAATTGACGCGCAGGGCATCAACACGCCGGGGGGCTTCAACTGCCGCTGTGGATGGAAGCCGATCCCGGTTGCCATAGCGATGGCGAAGGGCTGGGTGGACGATGACGGCCAACCCGACTACGCGGCCATCAAGCGGCACAACGGGCGACGGCAGGCATTGATCGACACAGGCAAGTTCCCCGACGCGGGTTTCGTATCGGGTTGACACAAAGGATTGTGTACGCATTGCAGGACGCTACGATGGATAGCGTTCCGGAAACGAAAGGCATCGACATGGCAGACGCAACGATCATCACCTATCAGCGACCCTACACGAACGTGAGCGTGGCAAGCGTGGGTTCGTCCTACGCGAGCATCGCCACCCTGTCGGCCACCAAGCCGTCAAGCGGCGTGGTGCATGACCAGCAGTTGAACGGGATGTCGCCTTCGCTGCTGCGGATCATGCCCTATGCGAGCAGCACTAGCATCGGTTCCGCGACGGGCGTTCGCGTGGTGGGGTACACGGGCAAAGTCAACAGCGCGGACGGCCTGACGTACTGGCTCCCGACCGTGCTGGCTGATTTCAACCTGACGTTCAGCAGCGGCACGGTCCCGACCTACAGCCTTGATAGCGCAACGCAGCGTCCGTTCGCGGTCATTGCACAGGTTGCTGGCACCCCTGCGGCGAACCTGTATAGCCCCGGAACGGCAGCGGCGAGTAATGTGGAGGTGGCTTCCGCAATGGTGGACATTGCAGGGCACCAGTTGGTGCAGGTGCAGTTCAAGGCCGCAAGCGGCACGCCGACGATGGGCGTGTTTGTGACCACGCTCTAATGCGACGCAGCACCCGCTACAACCGTCCCGGCCTGTCGGGTTCTGCCAAGTCTGCCATGCTGCTTGGTGATGATGTCCCAATTGCAGTTTATAACGCCGAAATCCTCGTTGTGGCGGGCGGCGGTGGTGGCGGTGCTGCTCCGGGAGCCAATATGGGTGGCGGTGGAGGCGCTGGAGGCTATAGAGCGCCATCAATCTCTATCACATCGGGAACCTCATATACCGTCACCATTGGCGGTGGTGGGTCGGGATCGACAACGCAAGCAAATGGATCTCCCGGATCGTCGAGCGCATTTCACTCTACATCTTGCACCGGTGGCGGCGGCGGCGCGACGTCTGGTGGGGTAAACGGTGGAAACGGTGGTTCAGGTGGAGGCGCTGGCTCAAACAACGTTTTAGCGATTGGCGGAACAGGTGTTTCTGGAGAAGGCAACGCTGGTGGCAACGCTGCAAATCCTGCCGTCAACGCTGGCGCAGGCGGTGGCGGGGCGGGTGCAGCAGGAGCAAATGCCAGCGGCGTAAATAGTCCTGCAACAAGTTGCGTCGCGGGCAACGGCGGAAATGGTTCGACATTTACGCCAAATGG